GATTAATCAGTTGCGTCAGTCTTTTCAGATTCAGAAGTTGTTAGAACGTGATGCGCGTGGCGGTACTCGTTATACGGAGATTATCCGCCAGCATTTCGGTGTGGTTTCTCCGGATGCTCGGTTGCAGCGTCCGGAATATTTGGGCGGTGGTAGCACGCCTATTGTGGTCAATCCTATTGTTCAGCAGTCGGCTACCGGTGTTACCGGTGGCACTACGCCTCTCGGGCAGCTAGGCGGTATTGCGACTGCGCTCGGTGGTAATCATGGCTTCAGTCAAAGTTTTACCGAGCATGGTGTGATTCTCGGCATGGTGTCGGTTCGCGCTGATCTCACTTATCAGCAAGGTTTGCGGAAGATGTGGTCGCGTAGTACGCGGTATGATTTCTATTTTCCGGTGTTTGCGATGCTTGGCGAGCAGGCCGTTCTCAATAGGGAGATTTATGCGGATGGTTCTGCGAATGATGCGTTGGTGTTTGGTTATCAGGAGCGTTGGGCCGAATATCGTTATATGCCTAGTCAGGTTACCGGCCTTTTCCGGTCGACGTCTGCCGGTACTATCGATGGTTGGCATTTGGCGCAACGTTTTGTTTCTTTGCCTTCGTTGAATGCTACGTTTATTCAGGATACTCCGCCTATTTCGCGTATTTTGGCGGTTGGTGCTGCGGCTAACGGGCAGCAGTTCATTTTCGATTCTCTGTGGAGGTGTCGTAAGGCTAGGCCTATGCCTATGTACTCTGTTCCGGGTCTTATCGACCATTTCTAGGAGATTGCTATGTGGGAGTCTATTATTCCTGCGGCTGCGTCTGCTTTTGGTTCTCTGCTTCAGTCGTCAGGTCAGGAGGATACTAATCGGCAGAATCGCGAGCTGGCGCAGCAGAATTTGGCTTTTCAGGAGCGTATGTCCTCGACCGCTTATCAGCGTGCTGTGGAAGATTTAAAAGCGGCGGGCCTTAACCCCATGCTCGCTTACAGCCAGGGCGGTGCTAGCACGCCCGGTGGTGCTATGCCCGTTATGCAGAATAAGTTTGCGGGTGCTGCGGCTACGGCTCAGTCGGGCGCGACATTGGTTCAGGAATTGGCTAACATGCGCGCTACGGAGAAGGCTACGTTGGCGGATGTCGAGCAGAAGGAAACGCAAGCTGGTGTTAATCGGGCCTCCATGTATAAGTTGTTGGCGGATGAGGGTAACTCTACCGCTCAGGCCGCTCTGGCGCGGTCGCGTGTTGGTCTTAATGAGTATGAAGGGCCGCGGATCCACGCGGCTACGGGTTTGCTGGATAAGCAGTCGTTGGAGTCTGTATCGCGCCGTGTTTTGAACGAAGGTTCTCTTGATGTGCAGAAGGCGCAGATTGGCAATCTGTCGGCGGATACGCGTTTCACGAATACTCGCAACACTTTGTCCGGTCTTGATGTTAACCGCGCTCGGAATGAATCCGAGGCGGAAGAGAGTTGGTTTAAGCGCAAGATTTCGCCGTACTTGCGTGATATTGGTTCTGTCGCGGGCTCGGCCGCTTCGGCGGGTCGCGCCTATCGTTTGTGGTCTCACTAAGGAGCTATTATGGCTAAGGTCAATCATGGTCCGTTTGTTCGCACTCCGTACAATTATGATGCGGATGCGGTGTCGTTGGAGTCGGGTCTTGTGTGCGAGGATAAGTCTCGCACTCAGCAGTCGTTTGCGGATGAGGTGGATATTAATACTATCGTTAAGCGTTTTGGCATTGGCTATGAAATGCCTACTGATTTGCGCCCTCCTACCTATGCGGATTTCGAGGGCGTGTTTGATTTTCAATCGGCTATGAATGCCGTGGTTGAGGCGGAGCGTGCGTTTATGCTTCTTGATGCGGATACGCGTGCACGCTTTAATAATGAGCCTCAGCGCTTTGTGGCGTTCTGTTCCGACGAGAAGAATCTCGAGGAGATGCGCACTCTCGGCTTGGCTATGCCTGCTAAGGCTCCGGAGCCTGCTCCCGAGCCTATGCTTGTGCGCGTTGTGCCCGAGCCTCCGGCGAGTTAACCAGTTCCCTCCTTGGTGTAACTGGTTCAGGTCATACCCGGTTTATGGGGTATGTTTAGGCGGCGCTGTTGCGTCGTCTTTTTTTTTGGTATTATGCTTTGGCGTCAATAATGGTGTTGGCGTAATTTATGGAGTACTTCATTATGGCTACGGAAAAAGCTAATCTTGTCAAGTCGTTTGACTTGGATCCTATTCAGCGTGCGTGGGTGGCTCAGTCTTTGAGCACTCAGCGCGGTGTGTTGGTTCGTTCGCGCACTAAGGAGATGCCCGGCGGGCAGATTCATGAGTTGCGCGGTAAGGAAATTGCTGCTCTGGACGCGTTGATCGGTGTTTTCACGAATGGCTAAGTTATTCGTGGTGTGTGTTCGGGATCGGGCGCTGGATATTTTTGGTCGCCCGTTTTTTGCTCCGTCGATGGCTATGGCGGAGCGTTCGTTTAAGGATGAGGTGAATAGTGCTGATTCGCCTATGTCTGCGCATCCTGAGGATTTTGATTCGTATTTGCTCGGCACGTATGACGAAGCTACGGCGACGTTTGATTGTGGTTCGCCGGTTGTGTTTCTCCGGGCGCAGGATTGCAAGCGCCCGGTGTGATGGGGTATGGGGCGGTAGCCCCATGCAGGCCGTAGGCCGGGGGCTGGCACGTTTTGCAGCTCTTGGTTATGATGTTGGGCACGCTAGAGGTTTGCGGCCCTCTGGCGGCCCTCTTATTGCTAGCCGCTTTTTTGGAGGTTGTATGCGTCCGGTTTCTCGTTCACCTGTGAATAAGTCGAGGTCGGCTAAGCAGTTTCGCGGGCAGGCTATGCGCACGATGGGGCGAAATATGCAGCCTGCGCCGCAGCGTGGTGGTTATCGTTTGTAGGGTGATCGGTGCCCTGCTATTGGCCTCTGCCGGCGTGGCAAACGTCTGCAGGGGCCGTTTTATTTGTGGAGCGTGGTGATGATATCGTGCGTGAGTTGCGGCTGGCGTGTGGACAGTGTTTCGGCTGTCGGTTGTCCAGATCGCGTCAATGGGCCGTGCGTTGTATGCATGAGGCGCAGCTGCGACCGAATAACTGTTTTGTCACTCTTACGTATGCAGAGGAGCACCTTCCTCCAGGTCGGTCCCTCCGGTACCGTGACTTTCAGTTGTTCATGTTTAAGATGCAGAAGCGTTTCGGCGGTGTGAGATTTTATATGTGCGGTGAATACGGTGAGGAAACTCATCGTCCACATTATCACGCTTGTTTGTTTAATCATCGCTTTGATGATATGAAGTTTCTCAAGGGAAAGGATAAGTCTAAGTTGTATACGTCGGCCCTACTTGATCGTATGTGGGGGCTTGGTCAATGTACTGTTGGTGATGTGACGTTTGAGTCTGCTTGTTATACCGCTCGCTATATTATGAAAAAGTTAACGGGTGGTTTTGAGTCTGGTTATGATGTTATTGATCCTGATACTTTGGAGGTTGTGCATTGGATGCCGGAGTTTACGCGTATGTCGTTAAAACCCGGTATCGGTACGGATTGGTTTAAGTTGTTCTCGAGTGATGTGTATCCAGAGGGTAAGGTTGTTGCGCGTGGGCATAAGCAGAATGCCCCAGCGTACTATGATCGTCTTTGGAAGCGTATGGTTTCTGATTTCGATTATGATGATTTGGCTCAGGAGCGCGCGTTGGAAGCTATGAAAACCGCGCATGAGTGTTCGCCTGAGCGTCTTGATGTTCGTGAGGTTGTGGATCGCGCCGCTATGGCGCATTTTTCTCGGGAGATATGATGGCTTTTACTGCTAATCGTTCAGTTAATGTGCATGATTTCGCGATGATTCCGCGTGCGGATATTCCGAGGTCTTCTTTTCTTGTGGAGCAGGCTCACAAGACCACGTTTGATGGTGGTTATTTGGTGCCGGTGTATGTCGATGAGGTCTTGCCCGGTGACTCCTTTTCGTTGAATGGTACTTTGTTTGCGCGTCTGGCGACGCCTTTGTTTCCGGTTATGGATAACCTGCATTTGGAATCGTTTTTCTTTTTTGTTCCGAATCGGTTGATTTGGTCGAATTGGCGAAAGTTTATGGGTGAGCAGGCTAATCCTAGTGATTCGATTTCGTTTGTTGTGCCCCAGCAGGTGTCGCCCGTTGGTGGTTATGCTGTGGGCTCGTTGCAGGATTATATGGGCCTTCCGACTGTCGGTCAAGTCGGCGGTGGTAATACTGTGTCGCATTGTGCGTTTTTTACGCGTGCGTATAATTTGATTTGGAATGAGTGGTTTCGTGACGAGAATTTGCAAAATTCGGTGACTGTGGATACTGGTGATGGTCCTGATACGGTTGCGAACTATGTGTTGTTGCGTCGTGGTAAGCGTAAGGATTATTTTACTGGTGCTTTGCCTTGGCCGCAGAAGGGTAATACGTCAGTTACGTTGCCGTTGGGAACGTCTGCGCCGATTAAGGGTTTGGCGTTTGATGCTGCTATTGCTTATGTGAATAATGCGACTGGTTATAACGATTCCGGTGGTGTTGTGAGTCCGTCTGGTACGAATTGGTCGGGTGCCCTGCCTAATTATAAGGTGCAGGGTAATAATGTGTCGAAGATTCCTGCGGTTTATGCTGATTTGTCGGCGGCGACCGCTGCGACGATCAATCAGTTGCGTCAGTCTTTTCAGATTCAGAAGTTGTTAGAACGTGATGCGCGTGGCGGTACTCGTTATACGGAGATTATCCGCCAGCATTTCGGTGTGGTTTCTCCGGATGCTCGG